AACTTCTCAATTTGAGAATATTCTCCTGAAACATCAATCCTTTTACCATTCTCATCCAAATACCAAGAAGTAAAAGCAGTTGGCTTTCCATTCTTATTTTTAGTTACAGAAGCATTATCAATAATCTGTTGAGCATAATCGGATGCTTGCTGTATTTGTCCGTATGATTTATAGGTTTGATCTCCAAATATCTGTTCCCATACCGGAAGAAGTTCAAGTAGCTGTCCCCTTAGCTTTGCAAGTTCCTCCTTATATTCAGTGAAAAGAGCTTTTTGTCCGGGAGTCATACCTTCAACATTACCAATAAGTTCATTATTTTCACCAATGAAGGTGCCAGTTAAGGGAGCATATTTCTCGCTTAAATCCCGTATCTTTTCAGCGATAGATTTGTATTTGTTGAGGGCAGTAACTTCTTTCAGCTTTACTTCCAAGCTATCTTTTTCAATAGCATCTTTGGCTTCTTTCCATGCACTGAAAAACTGTTTATACAAAACACTGTCTTTACCTCCAAGTGATTCTGTGGCCTTTTGCTCGGTGAAAGTCAAAGGTATATATACCCCTTTATCCTTCATTTTCTTAGTCACCTTTTCAGCCAATTCCTCGGATTTCTTCTCATATCCAGACAATGCTCCGAAAGCGTATAAAGAAGCATCCTTCTTACTTGCACCGGCATTGATAAGCTGCTTGTATATATCCCATTTCTTCGAAACATCAGATACGTACCTTTCAAGTTCTTTTGTAGCCTTATCCGAAGCTTCTTTCATAGCATTGGCATCAATATCTAAAAGAACTTTCCGTATAGAAACTTTCAATTCCCTACGCTCTTTGGTTTTATCGTCAAGCTGGTTAAGAATCTTATTCAATTCATCCCGATAATTGGCAATATCCACCGGTTCCTTACCTTTGAATAAGGAGTCAAAAATACCTGATCCTTTAACCTTATTGGCAGCTTCTCCCTTTCCAACAATGTCAGTCCACTTCTTATATTCAGAATATGCCTCCTTTAGTAAGTTTACCCGTTCTTTCAATCTTTCGGCGAAGGCATCCTTTTTGCTCTTATCCTTACTTGGATCAGTGAGAGAAAAACCGATTTCTTTGGCTCCTTTCTCACCGGCTTGCATTATGTCAGAAGCCTTTTTATAATCTGATACAATTTGCTTCTGCCAATCAGGAATCTTTGATAAGTCAATGGTTCCAATACCTGATAAATCTATTCCGGCCTTAATCAATATCGGCTTCAATTGATTTGTTGTCTCTTTCGCTTCCTTGTACGCTTTTTGTATTCCTTCAATGATTTTCTCTGAATCTGTGGAAACCTTTATTTGGGCTTCAAATTGCCCATCTGTAGCTTCATTGAACTTTTTCTGCAAGTCTGACAAGCTCTGAATAGTTTCCGTATATTCAGCATTAATCTTGATATTGAATTGCTTTTCAAGAATCTCACCATTAAGAAATTTCCGTATATCTACCGGCATTTCTTTAAATTGATCCAAGAAAGAACTTATATCCAAACCAATAGCTATTCTTTGAGCGTCACTCAAATTGTCTAAATTCCAACCGGCAGCTTGCAATCGTGACTTATATTCAGATATGAAACTCTGCATATCCGGTGATACTTCTTCCTCAAAAACACGTTTAGAGTTTTTCCATGCCTTCCGTAGCTGAAAAATATCATCCCTATATCCTCCCGTGAAGGGTAACTCATTATTCAAACTGGCTAATGCCTTGGGATATTCTTTGATTATATCCAACTGCTCTTTCAATGATTTGCCCGAAGCGACTTTAGCAAAATCATCATACTTGGCTACAACTTTCTGCATGGCAGTATAATATTCTATATAGTTACCAGCCATACGGTCTATAATTTTGTCTATCTGCTTCTCTGCCTTGATGTAGTCTTCAACATTTTCACTAAAACTTTCATCAAAATAACCATCAGTAGCATCATTAGCATATTCAGAAGTACCTCTTATGTCGTTCAACAGTCTATAAGCCTCTTTTGTATCATTCAAAGCATTCCGAAGCAATATATATTGTTCTGCAAGGCTTTTAACTGTATTTCCTTCATCATCAGTCTTAAACGTTTCATTAAAAGTATCTGCCCAAACCGGAGAATAATCCTTTAATGCTGTTTTCATTTCTTCAATGGAAGAAATCAGTGAGGCATCATTCGCCTTAAAAGGATCAACATCAGCAAATTTTTGAGCTTCTTTCGTTAAATTCTTGAAACCGTCTTGTGCTCTCGTTGTCAATTCGGAAATACGCTCGTTCATTTCGTCAACCTTTTGCCCGGACTTATACCATAATTCAGCAATGGCAGTAAGCCCAGTAAACAGAAGCATGTATGGATTAAAAAGCAAACCTTTTAATGCAACTCCTACTTGTTTTATACCATAACCCAATGAGATCATGGCTACACGCCATTTGCTTGTTGAAAGTGCAGCTGACATTTCAGCACGAGATATACCAAGTACCTGCACAATATGGCCGGCTTGTCCTGATTTCAATTTTCCAAGTGCCATTAACCGCAAGGCATACTCCTTAGTTAAAGCTCCACTACTTGCCAACGCTTTCCAATCTGCGGTTGTCATGGCATTTCTTGAAGCAATCAACCCTTTTTCAGCGGCAGTTAAAGTGCGGTAACTGGAAGCCATCACTAAATCCGCTGCTGTTTTCTGTTTGGCTGCGAGTGTTCCTTTTATTAATGTAGCATTTGCCACTCCCATGGCACGTGATCCTGCATAAACCGCAACCCGATATGTTCCAAACGCAGCTGTGGCCGCTGTTATAAAAGGTACAACTTCTTTCCAATTTTGTGAAAGGGTGGTAAGACTTTCGGCAGTCCATTTCAATGTACTACCCATTGACTCCGCAATATCACCAAGCATAATGTCAATCGCATCAGCCAAGTTCTTCCATTTGGACTTAACTGATTCTGAAAGAACTTCCTGCATGTTATTAAACATGCCACCATCATCCGTAAGTTCCCAAAGAACATCTTTTACATCCTCAAACGTAACCTTCTTTTTCGAGATCATATCAAGCACTTCACCGGCACTGACAATGCGGCCTTCCAACTTGCTGAATCGCTCGGCCAGTTTATCCACCATAGGAATGTTCGCTTCCGTTAATTGTCTTAATTCCGTACCCTTCAAAAATTTAGCAGCCTTTATCTGACCGTAAGCCAATATGATACGCCCCATATCAACACCTACACCGGCTGATATATCAGCCAGTCTTTTCATGGTATCATACAATTCATTGTATGGTATAGAATATGCGGAAAGTTGCTTGGCATACTGATTCAAATCCATAACCCCGAATGGAGAAGCAACAGCCAGTTTCTTAATCTGATTGAATATGGTTGTAGCTTTGCCTTCATCTTGTAGGATAGAGGCCATTGCTATTTTCTGATTTTCCAACTCACCACCAATATCAACCACTGCACGCAAAAAGTTCTGTGCTGCATAAATGGAGTATAGCCCCAAAAATTCATTTCTTAATTGTCCGACAATACTCAATTGACTGTTCATTGCTCCATTCATATTGAGAGTGGCTGTCATGTGCCGTCTTGCTGCATTGGCTGATCTCTCACGGGCATTAGCCAAATCCAGTTCCGCTTTGGCGGCACGGGCGGCTCTTTGTCGCGCAAGCTCACGTGCGGCTGCGGCAGAAGCTTCCGCTTTGGTTTGAATGGCTGCGGCTTTGGCGGCGCGTAAATCACTTGCTGTAAAGTTTGTATTCAACCCGGCGGCTTGCAAGGCGGCACGAACAGCTTGTGTGGTACTGGCCTTATCCACTACCACATTGATCTTAAACTTCTCACTTTGAAGCAAAGTCTTCATATCACCAACCAACTTCTTCTTGTCAAAACCCACATCAAGTTTTGCCTGCAAGTCTTTGGTGATTTCCGCTTTCAATTTTTTACGTTGTTCCGCTGTCTTATCACGGAATAAAATATCGAAGTAAAGGTTTCCAAGATCAGCCATATATTATTGTGTTTGTATTACTTATAATCATTGATATTAATTGCTGTTTCTCCATTGCCATACTTGTCTTTCCAGCGTTTGGCAGCATCCTCTATATCACTTACGGAAGGGGATTTGAAGTTTTTTGTATCGTGTTTCTTTCCCTTGCTGTCTTTGTCACAATCTGTAACCACAATAGACACATCCATTGCCAACAATTCAATTTGTGCATTTGTAAGTACCCAATAAATACCAAACAAAGGTTTACTTATTGGAATCCCAAATAGTCTCAAAGGCTCTGTCAACCACGGATAGGACTTGCCTATTTCCCACGTTTGTCCGTAGCTGGTTCGTGAAGGATATGCTCTGCTTCCTCTTTTGTCATTGTCATCATCGTGTCCTTCATCGCGGTCAGATATATGGTAGCTGTCAAGTAGTCTTCCACTGGAATTTTTTTTTTGCCGACAGCTATAACCTTCATCAGCTCATGATCTCCATATTGTTTGATATAAAAGAACCAACGCCACAAAAAGGGATAGAGGAACTTGATTTTCCAATATCCATTCAAAATGATAGCGGCTGCACATTGGCAGCTGATCTTATCATCATTCCCTGATTTCTGCATCGTACTGGTGAATTTGCGTATAGTCCCTCTTTTCAGCCACGAAATGCCATATTTCTTTCCCCGGACTTCCACATAATCCACACTGTCTTCCATCACATCATTCAATAATTTTTCATCCTCCGATTTAGGAAGTGTTATATTGTTTTCTTTTGTCATACTTTATTGTGTTTTATACGAAAAAAAGGTGGTGGCCGGTATCAAGTAGCTCACCACCTTTTCGCTGATATGAATTTTGCAAAGTGTTATATCCTAAACTTTTTAGTCGGATGCTTTTTTACGTAAAATGTAAATAGAGGCACCCTTAGCATCATTCAACGGAGAAACAGATACATTAAAGTACCCCGGCTTGTCCTGCTCGCTGACGAGGTTGCTATAACCCTCGATATTCGGTAAGAACAAGGCTGTTTGACGGTCTTCACTACGCATGAAGAGTCCTCCGGTTACTTTCTTCGGTTCAATATTGTAACCTTCACCTTCATAAGTCTCACCATCAATCGTAGTAGTCATAGTCACTGTTTCCGCTTTCTTGTTCAGTAACAAGTCATTGATTTTTCCTGCCACGGAAGGTACTTGAAACTGAATATCGGAATCTCCGGCATTAGCAACGGAAGTCCAAGTGGCACCGGTTGTCAACTTGATCTTGGAAACATCGGCAGCTCCGGTATCAAATGTAACTCCATCAGAGAGTACCGGTAGCTCCATATCAAAAGCCGCTAAAGTTGCGAGGTCACTATTGACTTTGGACACATAATAAACCTCCTTCATTTGATTAAAGAGCACCTTTAACTCTTCCAGTTTGGTAGTAATAGAAATCTCTGCCATAATCGTATTTTTTTAAGTTTGTGTCATTTGTTTATTATTAGCTTCGCTTGTATAATTAAAGAATGAAAACCGAGTCCGTCATTTCCTCCGGGAAGTAATCGTGGACTTACAGCTGAAAACAATTCCGTCACTATTGGAAATTTTGAAACCACTTCCATTTGCATTTCATCCAAACGGACTGTATTCTCAATACCGTTTGAGCGATCATGCGCAAAGACGTTTATCTGACAGTAAGTGTCTTGGTAGGTACTTCCTTTATCTTGGATAGTTTGTGGCAGCCGGATAACAACAAAGTCCTTCATTGCCTTTTGTTCAGCAGCCGGACGATCTGTTATAAAAACTTTTTCACTAATGCCGGTTACTGCATCAGCGATTTGTTTTAATATATCCATACGTCTATAAACTATCCGTCCCATTATCTCATTGGTTTAAAGTTCTTGAACAATGTGTTTTGTGCCCTTTGAAATGTTCCGGTCAGAACATCTGCATTCAACACATTCTCCAAATAGGTTGAATATTCAGTACCCGTACACATTACTATCTCAAACCCTTTACGTGATTCTGACTTATATTTTTTCAAGAAATCAAAGGAGAATGCTTCACCATACCCCTTATCAGTTTCCACCGTTCCGGTAAAACGTCTGCTCTGATTATCATAACTGACACCTACAAATGTTTCACCTTTAGTCAGCTTCACTCTCACCGGCTGTTTCATTGAATCACCACTACAAACGAAATAGGAAAATCTACCGTCCATGAATAATCCGCACGCATAACTGGTTATTGTATTACCCGTAAGATTCCGAAAGCCGGACTTATTATCAAGTGCATCTTGGATAAGGTCTTCACAACATTTAATCAAGACATCAAAGATATATCCTGAAACAAGTTCCTTTGCTTTTTTCATTCCTTCGTCAAACAATATGTCATTACTCCGGTTATCCATAGGTTAATTCTTTGCAAGATTGAAATACACAGTTGTTCCCAAATTTCCAGCATAGCTATCAGTAACCATACATTGAGTGAAAGTGCCTTGTCTGTCCGTAACATCTATCAAATCACCGGCCAATATTCCTTCAACAATTTCGGGAAGGCTCAACAGATAATCGCTTTTTATCACATTATCAGTTTTGAATGTTCTCAAATTTGTACTACCTTCCTTTCGGCATATACCTTCATACAAGATCACTTTCTTACCATCACTGAAAGAATCCTCACCTATAATTCGGTAAACAGTACATTTGTGCGGATGCCGTGGATTGTTCACTTTCATACTCAAAAATTGACAATTCTGATTTTACTACCCTTTACAACTTCTTCATCCCATTTTTCATACAGTTCTTTCGCCATTTCACGTAGTTGTCGCTTGTCGTATGCGCTGGTCTGCCAACCCCCTTCCTTATGCTTCCATCCCCCGTCACTGTCTTCGGTATCATTCTTACTGCTTGGAGTGCTTGCACACCACATGTAAATATCGGCAGTGGCAAGATCAAGCTGTCTTTCAGTCAGTTCACTTACCATTGTTCCAAAAGCGATTTTCCGCTTGACAAGAACCCTTTTGAGGGCGTTATCCGCTATTTCATAAGCGGTTGCGCCACTCAAAAAGTCCTCAATGGTCATATCTTCCGTATGAAAAAGTTCCTCACTCATTCTTGCATGAAGTTAAGACTTACACGGTCACAGTAGAGATAAACATATACTGCGGCATTCTCGGTACACACATTTGGGCAGCTTCACTTTCAATATAAATTGAATGAGTTTCAGGATTGGCTCTCTGTGTCAGTTTCAAACGTCCACCGTCATAAGAAGCAACCTTGTTAGCCTCGTAACCCAAAGTCAAAGGTTCCACACCTTGAATGGTACCGATCTGACCTACCGGTATGAATGCAATGTTGGTAGCCTTGAAATTTTCCACTTGTTCAGTGATAAGATCAGGCTGTCCGTCCGTATCCTTACCGGGTTTATCAACAAAAGCATAGCTGTCACGTGGTACGATTTCATCCACCTTAACCAATTTCTTGAAAATGGCTTTCAGCCGGTCTTCATCTTCATTCTGTGCATTGGCAATAACTGTACTATCATCCGTAACAGTCGGATAGAGGGAATGACCGATACGTTTAAGAACTGCGGTATGAGTCATTAAATCATCCCACAAGTCCTGCGCCAGTTCCATCCTAATCTTGCCTAAATAATGATATTTACGGCGAATCTCTTTCACTCTGTTCTTTATATCCATAATCGGATCAGAGGCAGAGCCTTGATTTGCCGGAATATGCTCATCCTTAGTCCACCAACGGCTTGTGCCGGCCAATACCTGATAATGGTTTTCAGGGATATTAAAATCAATAGTGATACCCTTCAAACCACGTGGGTTGTTATCAGTATCAATAGTAAATTTACCCGTGGAAACAATTCTCATTCGCTGGTGAGTAAGCGCATTGTAATACGATCCGATAAGACCGTCAGCACTTTCATCAAGCAAGCCCAAGAATACATTCTGCATCTCTTCCGTCAATGCGGACATGCCTACCCGTTGCAACAGTTGCAATTGTTGTCTCACAGTCACACGGTTCAAACGGTAGAACTTCTTTTGAGTCGGGATGTTACCCGTCCGTCCTTCGAGTTCTCCCAATGCAGCTTCATAGCCCGGACTTTCCGGATCAACGTAAGCTGGCAGCGTTTTCACGCCGAGGCTCGTAATAAGCTGGGAGAAAGTATAATCCAACTTGGTTGCTTCAAATTCAAAACCATCAATTTGGAGAAGGTCATACTTCTCCTTGTAACGGTCAATAAATTCTTGCCAAGTGTCCCCACCAAGCCCATATTCGATAACCTTGTACAAATCAATAGGAAGTGTATTCATACAATTGTCGTGTTTTAAATGTTATTTTCAAATTCTTCTACTGCACCCATACAATTTGAGGAAGTGTAGTAATCTTTTGCAGGATAGCAACCACTTTTTCGTCAAACATGTACTGATAAATCTCTCCGGCATAGACTACTGTCCCACTGGCCTTCGTGTTTCCACTGGCTACAAGAACATCTTCTTGCAAATAGCCATTAATACCAAGAGTGGTAATATCTGATTCAGCCGCCTTAATCTGTTCGTCCGTATAGGCTTTAAAAGTCTTGCCTGAAAGATCAAACTTCACTGCTGTACCGGCAGGAATCTTGCCAACCGCAACCCAATCGGAAATGTTACTCACCATACCACCGCCCGGATAACGGTGACGGATTTCACGCCACACTTTACGGGCATGTCCGTATTTCACAGTGTTCACATCAAACGTGTTACCCATTGTTCCCATACATTTACTGTTTTAGAGTTAATAATTTCAATTCTTCTTCCAGCCTTCCTTCTTGCCTTTACGTTCAAAGTATCTGCTGGCTGCATTGTGTTGTGTTCCACCTGAACCGTCAGAAGTTCTTGGGGCAGTGCCATATCCCCTGCACGCT